TTGCTAGTTTTGTGTTATCTGTGCTTGTGATGCTAGTCAATAGACTTCCATCTAGTGCAGGTAATTGACTAGATCCGTTTAATTGCACAATCTCATTCGCACCTGTGCCAACGTCAAGTGCTGATGCTGTGCCTAGTGTCGGTTTATTACTTAGATCATTGTATGATCCTGTGTTTGCAACTGTCGCAAGTCCTAAATTTGTTCTTGCTGTCGCTACGCTATTAAGATCACTTAGATCATTTGCAATTGCTAGTTTTGTGTTATCTGTGCTTGTGATGCTAGTCAATAGACTTCCATCTAGTGCAGGTAATTGACTAGATCCGTTTAATTGCACAATCTCATTCGCACCTGTACCCACGTCAAGTGCTGAGGCTGTGCCTAATGTCGGTTTATTACTTAGATCATTGTATGAACCACTTGTAGCAACTGTCGATAAACTAGGCGTGTTTGCAACTTGGTTATAATTTAATTGAGCATTCGTAAAAACAGCACCGTTATGCACAAGTACTTGATTGTTACTTGCTCCCGCTGTTGTGCAGTCACTAAGATCATTTAACCCACTTACTAAACTAGGTTTATTGATCAGATCATTGTATGAACCTGTACTAGCTACTGTAGCAAGTGATGTTTCAGTATTATCAATTACATCAAACATAGCGCTTGTGATAGGTGAAGATGCATCAATATTAAATACAATATGATCATTCACATTTAACGCTACGCCCGCAAGTGTACCCTGTACAGATACTTTGTAAAAGTCTCCTTTACTAGCACTTGTCAACACAGGGTTATTTGTCGTTGCGTTATATACACCGCGATATACTAAAGATCCTGTCACATTACTACTTGGTAAATTGGTTAATTGACTACCATCTACAGCAGGGAGCTTTGCATTATTGTCTAGCTGTACAATGTTATTTGCACTTGTTCCCGCGTCAAATGTTGCACTTGAACCGAGATTGATACTTGTTGAATATAATGTACTCATTTATATACCTCTTACCCACGCGTTGAGAATGATTTTAGGATTACCAACAGTGTTTTGAAATGTGATCTTAAGAGCTTCAATAATTGGCGCACCTTTGCCCGCCAACACTACACAATCAGAAGACGTTGCACCGCTCACATGCTCGATAAACACTGATCCTCTAGGCACTCTGTACAATACTGTGTATGTTCCCCCGCCTAAGTTTTCAGCTGTGATCTGTATATTTCTCTCATCACTCACAAAAGATCTATCAATATTACTATCTTGAATCGATAAATCTGCACCCCCTACAGATTCAAATTCATATGTTCTTACGTTCATTTATACCGCTCCTAATTCATTATTTTAAAATCTGGTAATAGCTCATCCCATATTTTATCATTGCTCTGTCTTGTTGTCACGGCTTCATAGTCATAATCATCTAAATCTTGTCCCTGTAATCTCTCGTCTGTCGTTCCTGTGTACTCTGATTCACCAAAAGATACATTATATTGAAATGATGATTTCCTTAACCATGTTTCAGCAATCCAAAGAGACATAACAGTATCATCATGGCGTTCTTTACCAAGTGCAAACAGTTCATGTATCAACGGCTCTAGCCTCTCTTTATCTCGATCTGTCCTACTTGGTAAAATCACCTTGTCATTTTCAAACATCACAGATAAAGACGGCACACCCTCCCACACATCCGCCTTGTTCCGTGCATGTGTAATGTGTCCCTTGAGTGGTAAATCACTTGATCTTTGTAAACCTAGATAATGCAACTCACCAAAAGCATTTTTCTCTACTGCTACGACCCTAATTCTATGCCCGTATTTCGCATATTCACCCTTAACCCGTCCTTGTAATTCCGTAGGACTCATGCCCCGCTTCCTGAAAAGATCAATCAAATATCTATTGCCGTTATCATCACGCCCCCACGTAATACCGACCGTGTAATCTGTGTCGCGTTCCTCTGCACCTTTCGCACTTGTCACTAAACTAAAATCCCAACCTTGAACTATATCATTCACCTCTGGTGGTATCTGTCCTAAGCTGTACCTTGATCCACGTTCTAAAGCTCTCTCTAACCATGCCATTTTAAAAGGTGCGCTTGACTCATCTTGTACTTGATTTTGAAACTCTCTAGCAAACAATCTTGATCCTACTGTTCTTTTCTCTAGTAACAAATAATCAAGAGGTCTTTCTGCTTCCCACAATGCAACACCGCCCTTGACATCTACCCCCGTTATGATCTCCCGTCCTGTTTCATCAATCTTCTTTACATAATCGTAGCTCTCGGGCTGTTCTACAATCGCTTTATCATGAATAAAACGATAGGTAGGATCATTGATCAAATGAGAGAACAAATCATCATGATGTTTTCTCGTACCAATGACAAGGATACACCCCCCACGGCTTAGCATTGGTGAGACTGTACCCCGCCACCATTCACGGGTCTTACTCCGTACTCCTGCCGTGTGTGTGTTCCTGTCGTCCTGGATGTCATCACATATAATCAAATCAAAGTGACCACCCGTCACAGATCCACCCGCGCCAATACATTCAAGTGATGCATCTACACTGTCTCTCTCTCTCATCAGATATAAAAGATTATTTGTCCATTTGCTCTTATCATTTTTAAATGGTTTTGCTCCCCGTTGTGGTTCTAGCGTCCAATCTTCTACTATCTTTCCACTCTCTAACAGTGAAACAATACGCCTCATTCTCTTCTCTGCTTGTCCCTGTGATTCACTGATCCATAAGATTCTTATATCACGATCTAAACACAATGCCCTTGTTGCGTATGTGATTGCCACCTCTGTTTTACCATGATCACGGGGCGCTAAAATTAACAACTTACCCTTTGTTCCATTCTCTTTTGCTGTTTTGCTTGCGTCCTCAAACAAGTTCAACCACCTGTCCCGATGTGGGGCGCGCCTCATTTTACAGTAATATGTATCAAAAAACTGTGGACTAGATAATGATAATAAACGCCTACCTTGTGCGCTTCCTAGTAGTTTTTCAGCGTCCATCTTTCCGCCTCCTGTGATTGTGTTTTATCAACATTATCACAGGAGAGTAGGAAATGGAAAAATGAACATGAATCAAAATACTAGATGAACTCTATCAATGTTTGAAGAAATAGACAACACAAACAAAAAAACGAGCCTCGGAAGACTCGTCTTTATACAGTGTGTGTATATGAATGTATTGTGAGCATTAATAATAAAAATACACTGTGATTAAGCTATACCAAGAATCATGCTAAGAATCAAGCTTTTCAACTTCACGAGTTAAATAAAACAGTGCTTTTTCAAGATCCTGTCTCTTGTTCTCTTTATGTTCACATCTTGCAATATATTTCACTACATTACCAAGATTAAAACTTAGATCCCATGCTTCAATGACATCTATCACCTCGATGCTATCTGGATGATAATGACTTGGATGATTCACAGCATCACTTGAGCTTATAACTTGGTCTCTTGGGTGTGTCATTGCTTCATATCGTCCTAGTTCTGTTAATTGCTGAACTAGTCTTTTATTAACATCACTCATCTATTGACCTTGATTCCCAACATCTCAAGTGCCTTTTCAAGCTCTTGACCGTTGATCATCTTGTAATCAGATCCTTTGTCCATGTCTTCATCATCCATGTCTTCAAAGTTCATTTGGTCTTGTTCACCTTTGTTCATTGCAATCTTCATCCCTTCACCGTTCGCATCTGAAGCAGATACAAAATCATGTAGATCACTGTCACTCATTGAATCAAAGATTGCCATCACTTGAGCTTTTTTCATCTCTCGATTGTTCAAAAAACTTTCAAGCTCTGAATCACTCAAATCATCGACCATTGAATATACTTTACTCATCATTGCTCTACGCTCTTTTTTATCAAGCGCCTTTTCAATCTCATCCTCATCTTCATCTTCGGTCTCGTCTAGTTCTTCGTCTTCGTCTTCTGCTCTCATTAGCATTTCTTGGCGGTCTTTGTCTTTGTATCCTGCGCCCTTTTTAGTTTGCTCTTTATCAGCAGTTCCGAACAGTTCGCCCATGATTTCATCAAGTCGCTCATCGCTCATCTCATCATTATCTTTTACAGGTTTCTTCATATTCTTTTTAGCTTTTACTAAATCAATAAACATTGTGTTTGCTCCGTGTTTTTTATGCATAAAATAGGAATTGTTCACATGATAAAGGATTATGCAACATAAATCAATCTATCTCATCGGGTTCAACCTCTTGTATCACTGCTTTTGCTAGCATCTCTCCTGTAAACTCATCTTGTATCATTTCAAATCTGGATGATAATGCGCTTAACGCGTCCCCATATTCAATAAACCTGTCATATAGATCACTTTGCATGTTGTACGCTTCACATACATCATATGCGCTCAATCGGCCTGTGTGGCTATGCTGTACACTTACATTAAACCATTCTTTAAAACTCATGATACAAGCTCCCTGTTTATCTGCTTGCTATCATAACCTTGTGAATCTATCTAAAACAATGTTTATTTTGCTCTGTGTGCTGTTTCTAGGTTTTCTGTAACTCTGATGCTAATGCTTGACCTAATGTAAACGATCTAGTGTTACCTGCACAGGGGGGGGACTGTATTAAGCGTGTCTTTCCAGTCTCTAGCGTTTGGGGTCGGCCAGTTTCTGCCACAGTTCTGTAAATGCTCTTTTTGCTGTATCTGGTACGACTCCATTTCCGAGTAGTCGTAGCTCGTCTGTTCTGTTATCGTAACTACTGAACAACTCACCTGTGTCCACCCTACAGGGAGTCCCATTAGTTGTTCCACCCATCTCGGATTCAGATAACCCCTGTACGTGTTCATGTGGGCTTGTATATTTGCTTGCATCGGTAAAGTTACTTGTTTCTTCTTTTCTATCCTCTTGTTTATCGAGTCTAGGCTTATTCCTAAATGTTTGTAGTCTGTTGTAGATGGAGTCATCCATGAATGATTTATAGAGTATTGTACGGGGTGCTTCCCACTCGTACTGCTCTTGTCCTCGAAAACTAGGGAAAGCTGTCCTGTATTCTCTTGAGTAGTATCTTTCAAGTGGGCTTGTGGTTCTATTATCATCTGTTCTTTTGATTGCACTAGATACAATATCCCATCCTTGATTTGTGAGTTTGTTTGCCACTGCAAGTATGAAGACTCGTTTTCTCTGATGTGGTGCGCCAACTTCACACGCAGAGAATACGCCCGCCGTTGCTGTGTAATCCAACCTTTCCAACTCTCTAAGCACATGTAACAAAACAGGTGTTCCGATTGGGTCAGACCATCCTTGAGATTTAAGCTTTGATGAGATGATCCCCTCGACATTCTCAAGGAAAATAATGGGAGGCTTTCCAAGCTCTTTGATTCCTTTGACGATGTGCGGGAAAAGGTGTCTTGGGTCTTCATCTCCTTCTCTTCTTCCTGATGAACTAAATGGCTGACAAGGGAAGCCTCCAGAGAGGATGTCCACTTTTCCGTAAAAGTCTTTCCAGGGGAAGGTTTTAAGATTCGTCCAAATAGGCGCTGTGTCCATAAGTCCCGCTTCCATTTTCGCAACCAAGTTCGCGCAGGCGTAGGCTTCGATCTCACTAAAAGCGATTGTTCGCACATTTCCGATAGCTCGTTTAAGCCCAATGTCAATGCCCCCGTATCCTGCACATAAGCTGATGTGTGTAAACTCTTTGGTAATATCCACATTCAAACCTCTTCTATCAATGCTCTTAAAAGTGCTTTAGGGGTGTCACAGTGCATACATGCTCTGTCAATTGCCTCCTGTGCAACTTTCGTCTTACTCAATGTGTGTTGTGTTGCTCTTTGTTCTATCGTGTCATGTATCCACAACGGCGCATTAATCATGAATGAATGATCTTTGTTTATTGCTCTGATATCTGAATCATTCAGTAGCTCAAGACCAAGCATTAACAACGCTCTTAATATATCGCTTGTTGTAATATTGCTATTGAACAGAGCTAGCCATGAATCCTGCAAGGATTCTTTGAAAACTTGCGCTTTATTCATGCTTGATTGTGATAAATGTACTCTTAATGTTTTCATTTATAATCGCCTCTCAAAGCTCTTAAACTTGTGAAGATAACTTTTTTTGTCAATGCTTTCCAATCCGTGACACATTCAACTACTTCAACACAATTTTCAAATACTGTGATAGATCCAACGTGTACAGCTTGTTCTTGTGTATGTGCTTGCTCTGGTGCTTGCTCTGGTGCTTGCTCTGGTGCTTGTTGACGTTGTAAAGCTTGCATGTACTCTTTTGCGCTTAACGCGGGTATTGATACAGTGTGATTATTCGTTTTCATGGTTCTCTCTTTTCGTTGTTGCTCATATGAGCTGTTATAGTGAATGTCTCATATGTACACTGTTGCATACATAAAGGTCAATGATTATTTTTATAAACCAGATCTGTGCAAAATGTCTTATGTTGCGTAACTCGTCAAGTGCATATGTTTTGCAACATTTGAGATTTTGAATTTTGCACTTGTAAAAAAAGCCCCATTTATCGAGGTTCATATTTTTTGAATTTTGCACTTTTGCAACACGTTGCACAATGTCTCATAAACGACCGTTTTTGCAACATGGTTTTTATGCACTATTTTCTTGATAATGCTTTTGATGCAATATCCCCAATTGCTTTCAAGTCGTCTTCTGTTAATCCTGCCTCAATCGCTTGTTCTTGCCACGTTAAGCCTTTCATCTGGACGGGTGGCGCAAGGTCTATCTTATCTAGTCCTAATAGATCCGTCCTCCTACCTATTGCATCAAGCGCTAGCTTAAGCCCTGCCATCTGCACTCTATCATCTTCTGTGTTTGTTGCGAGTAGCATAGCTTCTCTTGCTATTGCTTCAGTCTCAGCACTAAGCGCAAGTGCTAAGGCGCGTCTGTCGTCTTCTCCTACGCCATTCTGGAGCATCGCGCGCCATTCTTTGAACATGCTATTACAAAAACGTACAGGCGCACCGCTAATACGTTGTAGCTCTTTTGGTGATAAAGGCGCGGGGTATCTCCTAGCGATTGCATCAATCCACTTGATCCATGATGCACGTAAATCTCCACTTGTCATCCACGTTTTAGGATCAACAGGCACAGCGGGCGCGGGTATCTCGTCTCTTAATCTCTGTTCACGTTTATTCAGTGCGTGAGGTTTGTATTGCTCAGGATATACAACATAAGCACGAGGCGGTCGAGGCGGGGTCTTGGCGCCACGGATAGAACTATCTGTATCACTATTTTCATGCTCAAGTTCATCAACACTAATCCTTTTAACCGCTCCCCCTTCTTTAACTGTGATAAAATCTTCATGGTTTCTCATTGCTCGACCTACTGATTTACGATAAAGATTTCTCTTCATTGTATCTTCTTCACTATCTAAGCCCCACTCAAGCGCCACCTGTTCAAGTTCAAGTCTCAAAACAATGCCGTCTTCAGCATATGTTTCTAGCTCACTAAACAATTCTTTCAAGTACTCTGTTGCTCGTTTTGGATTGCGTGATCTAAATGATTCATAGTGATTGATCAATAACCACGTCAAGCCCTTCACTGTTTGCAGTCCAAAATCATCTTGCGTCATGTGCAGGGCTTCAAACCATCGACCCGTCAATATGTGTTTCCATATTTCATGGTGATATTTCGATGCTCTACAGCTTTGTACCTCTTCAAAGCCCTTTTTGATTTTCTCAATGACCTGTTCTCTATCAAAGTTCATAATCTTACTCCCGCGTTAAGTGTTCGCTTGATCTTCTTTAGTTTCTCATAATGTCTCATGTACTTTTTTGCATAGTACGACCTTGAACCCGCCCCGTTATATCTACCCGCTGTATGTCTCAATGATTTAGTTTTTGATCTGTAATACATCCATGCTCTAAGGCCTGCATCAATGTAATCCTTATCCCCTTTACGACTCCAATATTTTGGTAGTGCTTGCAATGCTCCTTTTGCACCCGCTTTAGATGTGAGATTGTTAGTGTGTCGAGTCTCAATAAAAGATAAAGCGATCACTTCCAACGGATCTATATTCTTATCTTTTGCTCTCGTTGCAATATCAGTACACAGTTTAATTTTATCTTGTCCACGATCTAAATAAAATCTTTGTATATCCTTTGGTCTTCTACCACCTTCAATGGCTACTTGTCCCACTGAAAAAATACAAAGTGAAATGATGAATATATTACTCATGTGTATATCCTGCCTTCTCTAATAGTTCTACAGCATGATCAAAACCATACGCAATTTCAGCCCGCCAGCCTAATGATCTAAGCTCTTGCATCCAGATCCTTTGATGCTCTGATACCCTGCCTTTTCTTCGGGTGTCTGTAGATGGTACTTTTAGTTCGATTGCAAAACCCAAATATTGAGTATTGATAGGAGGCGTAAAAATAAGGATATCAGGTACTCCACGCTTGACCCCTTGAGCCTTTAAGGATGAGGCTGTTCTCTTGTCTCTTTTGCCTCCGTTGGCTGTCGCTGTCCATAAGACATTTAACGAATCTAAATGGGTACTCAATCTCTTTTGTATTTGCGCTTCTGTTTCATTGCTCATGCTATTATTTCCTTTCATTCTATAACAGTCAATCATACACATAATCTTTAAAAAAATGTCAATTTTATGAGGTAACAGGTTTGAAAGTAATTAAGTGTTTGATATTATTAAATTTATCGTAAAAGGGTAACAGGTTTGAAACGAACTTGTTACCTCTCTAAGCTCCTGTTTTTAAACAGCTTTTATTTATTTTAAGATAAAAAGGTAACAGGTTTGTGTAACTTCTTTATATAAAAATAAGTTTAATTGTCTTTTTATGGCTTATATCCTCTTTTTATTAAATTCTTGCTCTGTTTGTTCGTTTTTTTTTAGTGTATACATTAAGTTATA